ATAACTAACCTAAATGTATCTTTGCTACATTTAAAGCTAAGTAAACAAGCATTAAAGGTTGTTTATAAGGACAAATTAAAGAATGTATATCTAACTGCACCCGATACATGCAGAACTTATATTGATACAGTAATTAAATGGCATGATAAAATTAATCTAACTAATGATAGTACTATATTAGTTCAGGATTCAATCATTAAAGACTACTCTAAAATGATTGTGAATTATAAAGATATAGTAATGGTAAAGGATATTCAGCATTACAACGATTCATTAAGCATTAGAAAAGCTAAAAAGAATAATCGATTAAAGATTGCTCAAGTTGGAATAATCACATTTTTAGGTGGGTTTTTAATTGGTAGTATCAAATGATTCTATTTGATAGTCAAACAGTTACGTTTTATTTTGAAAATATATTTTTTTATTCAAAATAAATAATATACTTTTACATCATATTACTAACCAATTAAAACTAAAACAAATGAAAGAGGATTTATTAAACAACGGAATCGAAAAAACAGAAAGTAAACAAATTAACAAAGCAAGTCTATATTTTGGACTGCTAGTTATTACTTCATTATCAACTATTATATTCTTAGGAATATCAATAAGACTATCAATTGTAAATGAGCAATTAGATTACCAAATTAAACAACGTGATCTAATCATAAAACAAATGGATGCAACTAACCAGGAACTAACTTTTGACAATTTAACTTTATCTTTTAAAAAATAAGCCATGAAACTAACTAAATTTACTAACAAAGAACTGGACTTAATTACAGTAGGTATTATAAACCAATTTGAACACATCGAGCCAATTGATAATGATTACAATGTAACTGAAATTACAGTTGATTTTTGGGAAACTATTATTTTTGATTTTCCAAAATCTAATTTATCAATTCAAGATAATACTTTGGTTCGTAGAGATTCTATTATGAATAATTCTGCTAATTCTTATTCTGCCAGACCAGTTCAAAAAAGTGAAGATATTCAAAAGAATAAAGAAAGTAATTCTTTAGTGTCAAAATCGTTTGAAACTATTCAAAGCGACGAAACAAATGTAGATTATCAAAATTCATTATCTAAAGCTCAAAAATCTACTAATAACCTTTTGAGCAATCCAAATATTGCTATTTTAGATTCTCAATCGTTATTTAGTGGGCCAAGTACTTATGACACTTTAGTTTTACCTCGTGTTAATGCTTATAAAACTGCATATAATACTTTATTTAGAGGTTTTGAATATGTTGCTGATAAAATGTTTTTTGAAAGTCAAGGTGCTACTTGTATTTCTAATTTATGTTATACTGCATTAAATTATAATTTTGAAACTGATTATTTAATTATTTCGGATGTTTATTATGTTACTAAATTAATATCCGATATTTATGACGATTATGTTACTAGAATTGATGGCGCAATAGTATCTAATTATTCAATAGGTAATACTTATAGTCCTAGTCCTGTTGTTCAAAATGAGTTACAAGAATTAGTTTTACTTACTATTTCCAATTTATATGAAATGGCTTTTGATGCTCAACAGGAACGTTTTTTTTATTTACCAAAAGATTCAAATATAATTTTGTTAACACATAAATACTATGGTTTGGCAAATGATGAAAATATACAGCGTTTTAGAAAAATTAATGATATAAAATTAAAAGAGCTTTTTAGAATAAAAAAAGGTCGAAAAATTAAATATTATGTGTAAAGTCATAACATTGAATACTGATTACAAACCTTTGAATAATTATGCTTTAGAAACAGTAATGAATTATAGAGGTATATCATCAAGAAATATATCTAGAAATTTAAAAAACATTTCTGAGTCTGATATTAATAAATTTTTAAAAGGAAATAAAAGATTTTTGAGTTATGAAGATTTACAAGAAATAATGAAATTTTTAGATTGGCCATTTAATTTTTTATACAAAGAAATTAAACCAATAAAATCAAGTTTAAATTTAAGATAATGATAATTAAAATAAACGGAAGAATAATTGAACATTTCACAGAGTTGAATATTCAAATGAATTTGGATAGTATAGCTTCTACTTTTGGATTAAGAGTTCGTTTTAATCCAGAAAATGATGATCACAAAGAATTATTTAAACCCCTACAATATCATAAAGTTGAAATATTTTCAGATTCTAAAAAATTGAGGTTTACAGGCGTTTTATTAAATCATTCATTTGATAGTGATTCTAGTTTTAATTTGCTTAATATTTCTGGATATTCATTAAGTGGCATTTTAGAGGATGTAACAATACCTCCTAGCCTTTATCCTTTGGAAAGTAATAATCGTTCCTTAAAAGATATTTCTAGTATGCTTTGCAAGGCTTATGGAGTTGGAATTGTATTTGATAGTTCTGTTTCAAATGAAGTTAACCGAGTTTTTAAAAAAACTACTGCCGATGCAACCGAAACTGTAAAGGGATATATTTCAAAATTAACATCACAAAGAAACATACTTTTATCTCATAACGAAAAAGGTCAAGTTGTAATGTTTAAACCAAATGTGAATGCAAAACCAAAATATTACTTCAACAAAGATAATTCTTTGAGTATGTCAAGTAATTGGAATGGTCAAGGTATGCACTCTCATATAAATGTAGTTAGACAACCATCAAAAGAAAATGCAGGTGTTTCTACAGTCGATAAGGCAATAAATAAATTGATAGGTGTATTTAGACCTACTACAAAAGTTTTAAGTTCTGGGGAGGATACAGATACAAAAAAAGCAGCCGATAATGAATTGGCTTCTGAATTAAAAAATATTACTGTAAAAGTTGAGTTACAAGGATTGTTTGAGGATATTGTGCCTGGTGATTTAATTAATATTCATAATCACGAAATTTATTCATTTGCATATAGTCGATGGATTGTATCGAGTGTTACCTTAAATAAAAATGAAAATTCAGAGAATACAAGTTTAGATTTGGTATTACCAGAAACTTATTCAGGAGAAATCCCAAAGCCTATCCTATTTTATTATCAATCACATAAACGCCATAATTAATTATGATAACATTTAGTAAGTTTTTCGAGAGTATTATCGATGGTGGTAAACGAATATTGAAAGTTAATCAATATGGACCTAAAACGGCTGATGAATGTAGCCCATTTGGAATAGATGCAAATCCAATTAAAGGAATGACTACTATTTATGCTGATACGTCAAATAATAGTGAGAGTGTTGTTATTGGGGTTATAAATGAATCTCAGTTAGCCGATAATGGAGAGTTGAGGTTATATTCTATGGATTCAAATAAAGTTGTTAAATCATTTCTTTGGATTAAAAAAGATGGTACAATTGAATTTAATGGAAATACTTATAGTTCGGTAAGATTTGAGCCTTTAAAAATAGGATTGAATAATCAAAATACTTTGATTAATACAGAATTATCAAAAATTGCGGTTGCTATTGGTTTGTTGGGAGGTTCTTATGTTGTATCACCTATTTCAACTAATATAGATTCTGCTAAAAATGAAACAGTGAAGTTGAGTTAATTTCGTTGGTTTTTTTGTTTGTTTGAAAGCTCCTAGAAATTGGAGCTTTTTTATTTTACAAAAATATTTTTAAAAATAAATTTGTAAATTAAAAATTAATTTGTAATTTAGCCAAGTCAAAAATATACAACTAATGAAAGATTTTTTAGATTTTAGGGATTCAAATATTAATCCAACATACGAGCAGATAAAATTTGCTAAAAAACAATTTATGGAATTATCACAACCTTATTTTGATAAATTACATTATTTGGCAATTCACTATTGTTCACCTGTTTTAATTATTAGGTTAGATGATACTTGTGAATATAGTATTACTCATTCTCAAAAATATAAAGAAGTTGAAAAATATTTATTAGGATGTATTGAAGAAATTCAAGTAAAAATCCATGAGAACATTTTAAAATATTAATTATGATTTTAGAAATAGTAGTTTGGTATCGCTATGTATCTAATGGCGAACAAGAAAAAGAACTTGATGTATTTAAAGTAAATTGTTTAGGAGTGCATGATGGATTCCGAATAATAAAAGAAAAATATTTTGCAACAAATCAAAACATTCCTTTTAAGTATGCTATAAATGTAAATAATGCTATTTGGTATAGTCCTTTTAAAGTAAATGCCAAAGATGAAAATTACAATGAACCTTATTTAAATTTAAACAAAGAGTATTAATTAATAATAACTATAAAATGAAAAATCAATTTGAAATTTTTAAACAATTTATTGCCAAAAAAGGTAAAAATGCTAATGCGTGTTCTGGTGAATACAAAAGAGTTTTATCATCATCAAATTTTGATGAATTATTACAAGTAATAAAAGATAATTACCAATGGTGTTTTAATAACTCTATTTTCTCTAAAGATGAATTAATATCTTTTGTTCCTAACGAAGTTTTATTAGAAAATGGATTTTATTATAATTATTCTGGTGAATTATTAAATGATAAAGTTGCTTTTGTTTACGATTCTAATATTCAAAATGTTTGTGACAACGCCACGATTCAAGATGTTAGGGGCAACGCCACGATTCAATATGTTTGTGACAACGCCACGATTCAAAATGTTTGTGACAACGCCACGATTCAAAATGTTTGTGGCAACGCCACGATTCAAGATGTTAGGGGCAACGCCACGATTCAAAATGTTTGTGGCAACGCCACGATTCAATATGTTAGGGGCAACGCCACGATTCAATATGTTTGTGACAACGCCACGATTCAAAATGTTTGTGGCAACGCCACAATTCAAAATGTTATGGACAACGCCACGTATAGAATTATAAGATTTGGACAAAAACCAAAACTTTTTATGAAAGCTAATGCGTTTGAAATATTAGAAATCCAATAATAAATAAATTTATGAGTAAATTCAAAATTGATATTCACAGAATATCCAAAGATTTAAAAGAAGTCGATAAGAACTTTAAAAAGACAACTGATTTAATGCGTATAACAGGAGTATCACATACAACGGTTATGAGTTGGGAAAATGAAGCTCCGGAAGTTGTAGAATTAATTTATTACAATTCAAAAATGTTTAATCATAAGTTTTTGGAGTTGATAGATAAAAAGGCTGATTTGTTTCCAGTATTTAAATTATTGAAATATTATTCAGTTCATACTAGCGGAACTATTGAAAGTGTAATTTTAAAATGTTAGTTATGAATGATAGATATCAAATTAGAGTTTTTAAAAGTGGTGATTTATGGTATGCTGAGTTATGGATTGAAATTATGGATTCAAAGATGTATGATTTTGAAGATAGCGTAAGTTCAGAAAGTTATTCAGGATTGCAAACTGAAATAGGAAATAAAAATTGGGTTGATTTATTAAATAAATAAATTTTAAAAATGAAAACAGAAGAAACAACAAATGTATTATCACTAGATACTTTAAAGGCTAGTAATCTACCAGAATTACAAGGATGGAAAGACAAACAAACTCAACTTGTAGAAGAAAATCCATATATTGAAAAATTCAAAAAAATTAGAAAATTAAAATGAGTAAAATAATTAACCACAAACAAGCAATTAACGTTGCTGATTTGCCAGACTTCGTTAATGATTCTGGTGAAATGGTGCAGGCACTTATCCATGGAACTCAAATCTGGGATAAAGTAGGTGCAACTGTATATGATGGAGTAAAGGGTTCAGAAAGAATTTTCTTTATTCAAACTGAAAGCGGCTTACAAGCTTTCTCTTGTGCGTTCTCTGCGACTGGTGATGTAAAGTTTACATACAAAGATGTTGAGGTTGGAGATTTCAAAATCAATCAAACTATTTGCCCAGATGACTTAGCAAAGAAGTTTTCACAAGCTTGGTTACAAAAAGGTTCTCCTGTTCAATTGCCTGAAAATATCAAGCAGTGGTGGGTTGAAGGTGTAATGGCTAAGGAAATGGCTAAGTTGGAGTACATCGCTTTTCATGGTGATACTGGTGGATCTGGTGTTGATGCAATTGTTGATGGTTGGATTACTCAAATTGAAGATGATGCGACTTCTAAATTTGGTGTTGAGGTTACAGGTGCAATTTCAGGTACTACATTAACTGTTTCTGCTGTTTCGATTGGTATGGATGCAGAAAATGGAGAAGTAATTTATTTGAAGCCAGGAATGAAAATTGAAGGTGTTAATATCACTGGTCCTTGTTACATTGTTGCTAATGGTACTGGTACTGGTGGAGTTGGTACATATACTGTTTCATATTCTCAAACTGCGGCAAGTGCTACAATTAGAGCGACTACTGTAATTTCTCCTAATCCTGTTTTTGTTGCAAGTCAATCAACTACAGTTTTAACAGTTACAAATGTAATCCAAGGAACTTTGAGAGTGGGTCAAACTATTGCAACTGCGGGTTCTGTTGCTGTTGCATCTCAAACTATCCTTGCTCAATTAACTGGTGATGCTGGTGGAGTAGGTACTTATACAGTGTCAGGAAGTAATACAATTGCATCAACTGCAATGACTTCTAAATTTGCATCATTGAACAAAGCAAACATTCAAGGTTTCTTATCTGATGTTTATGCTGCTATTCCAGATGTTTACACTACTGATGGCATGATTCCAGACTTCAAAATCATGTTGCATTGGAGCATGGAAAAAATCTTACTAGCTTCTTTGGCTGAAAATCCATTAACGAACAATTATGCAAGTGCTTATGGTTTAATTAAGGAAGGTGAAAACTACACTTATAACGGACTTGATTTGATCTTTACATCTGGATTGAATAGAAACGAGGCTTTAGTTACATTTGCTGAAAACCTTTGGATTGTTACAGATATGCTTTCTGATATTAAAGCAGTTAAAACAATTGATTTAAGTGATACAACTGGAGACTTACAAATTCGTTTAGTAGTTCCAAAGTTCGCACTTGGTTTTGGTTACGGAAAAGGTCAATATATTGTTTACTCTAACTAGTTTTAAGAAATGGGATTTACAGATTGTGATATTACCACTGAGTTAGATGAAATTCTAAACTTATGTAGAGCAGAGCAGGGTGGAATCAAATCGATTCACATAATTAGACCTGACTGGATTGATGGATATACAGTTGATGCGAATGGTGCAATCACTGATATTTTCAAGAAAGAAATTAGTGGAGGTGTTTATTATGCTTTCGTAAAAAGAGAGTTTAAGAATCAAACTGCTTTCTTTACTTCTGAAATGCAACCTAACAAGTCATACGTTCAAACTGTTGGAATGACTGTTGCAAGTTTAGATAGAGCTACTTTGAACGCAATTCAACAATTAGCAAGTGACAAAGGAATTGTTGTAATTGTAGAGGCAAGAACTAAGAACCTAACAACTGGATTTACTAAAGAAAATGAATTTTTCGTTTTAGGTTTAGAAAACGGTTTACGTTTAGCAACTTCTTCAAGTGCTTCTGGTACTGTTTCTGCTGATCAGTTTGGAAACGTTCATACATTAGTAGGTGAAGAGCCTGACGATGTAATTGAAGTTAAATTGATTAAGGGTACAAATGCAGTTGTAACAGCTTCTCAAGCAACTACAGTTTTAACTGTCACTGCTGTTACTAGTGGTTCGCTTGTTGTTGGTGATGTGATTAGTGGTACTGGCATTACTGCTGGAACTCGTATCGTTTCACTTGGAACTGGTATTGGTGGAGTAGGCACTTACAATGTTTCTACAAGTGCTACTGCCGCAAGCACTACTGTAACTGCGGTTCCTTATACTGCGGTTCCTTTGGCTGATGCAGGGGCTTATGAAAGTTATGCAAGTTGGTTGGAAAGATTAGTTGATAATTCAACATTCTAGAAATAGGTTAAGGTTTAGCAGACTTTAAGATAAAACCCCTTCGTAATTGAAGGGGTTTTTTGTTAGAATAAAGATATTTGTTTTTTTATTTCGTTTGCAAATCTTTTACTAGCGTCCTTTAGATTTAATACAGCTTGTTTATAATAACTATCTTTTAATTCTATTCCAATTGCTTTTCTACCCATTGAAACGGGACTAAAAACCTCGCTACCTACACCCATAAAAGGAGTTAAAACTACTTCGTTAGGATTTGAGTACAATTCTACAATTCTATCAATTACATCTAATTGTAAAGGGTGTACGTGCTTTTCGTCATCCTCTT